GAAGCATCTACAGGCTCATTATTTATCGGGGGATGGCGTCCCTGTATAGGCTGGATATGTGCGTTTGGTCTTCTCTACAACACGATAGTTGTAAACATATTAGGGATATGGGTTGAGGTTCCAGAAGTGGATACGACACTTCTGGTGCCGGTAATGATGGGTATGTTGGGTCTTGGTGCTATGCGTAGCTACGAGAAGGTCAACAAGGTAGCGAGAGAAAAGTAATGACTTCCTTGGTTGAAATGCTGAAACGTCAAGAAGGTGTGCGCAGTCATGCATATCAATGCAGTGCTGGGTACACCACCATTGGTGTTGGTAGAAACATTGATAGCAATGGTGGTCTTGGCTTGTCGGATGACGAGGTTGATTACCTGCTTCGTAACGACATTCAGCGTTGTGAGCTTGAGCTGACGAATGCGTTTCCTTGGTTTAGAAAACTAGATCGTGTCAGGCAGGATGCCATGATAAGCATCGCCTTCAACCTTGGTCTTACCAGACTTATTAAGTTTAGAAACGCCCTCAGCCACATGGCCGATGGCGATTACATCTTGGCTGCTGAAGAATTCAGGGACAGTAAATGGCGACAACAAGTCGGTATGCGCTGTGAAGAGCTGTGCGCGATGATCGAAACGGGGTTTTATAGTGACGCTGCTTAGTATTCAGCCCCCGGCAGGCATCGTGAAAAACGGCACCGAGCTGCAACAGATGAATGCTTGGAACGATGGCAACCTTGTTCGTTGGAATGAAGGGTCTCTTCAGCCCGTTGGTGGTTGGAGAGCTAGAACGACTGTTGCTTTGACTGGTAAGTGCCGCAACATCATTGCTTACCTTGATAACGACGGTGATCGAAGAACGGTAGCCGGGACACATTCTAAGCTGTTTTTCATTGCTGAAGACGCCACGCTTACAGACATCACCCCTTCTGGTTTTACCGCAGGCACTGCCGATGCAAACCAGAATCTTGGATATGGTGGTGGCACTTGGAACCTATCTACTTGGAACACTCCAAGACCAGATACAGGCTCCTATGCCCCTGCGACAACGTGGTCGTTGGACACCTTTGGGCAGTTTGTCATTGGATGCTCGACTTCGGATGGCAAGCTGTATCAATGGGAAAACAACCCGTCTGTTGTTGCTGCTGTACTCAGCAATGCGCCCGTTAGTAACACTGCTGTCGTCGTTACAGAAGAGAGATTCGTCGTAGCTTTGGGCGCTGGTGGAGTTGGTAACAAGGTAGCGTTTAGCGATCAGGAAGATTCAAACCTTTGGACTCCAGCGGCAACAAACCAAGCTGGCTCTTTTACTCTGGCTACGAATGGTAATCTCATTTTAGGTCGTCGTTTGCGCGGTGAAACACTGCTCCTGACAGACATAGACGCGCATGTAATGCGTTTTATTGGGCCGCCCTTGGTATTTGGCTTTTCTCAGGTTGGAACAGGCTGTGGCGCTATAAGCGCCAATGCCTGTGTCGTAGCAGATGGCTCAGCCATATGGATGGGTCGTAACGGCTTCTTTACCTACAACGGCTCAGTGAAGTCGTTAAGAAGTGCTGTCGGAGACTTCTTGTTCGAGAACATGAACCTCGACCAGCGCAGTAAGGTAAGTGGTGTTCTCAACAGCAACTTCGCAGAAGTCATTTGGTTCTACCCATCTAAGGGTAGCAACGAAAACGACTCGTATGTCTCCTACAACTATCGTGAAGGTCATTGGCAAATCGGCTCTCTCACGAGACTGGCAGGCTTCGACTCTGGGGCGTTTGTATATCCCAATTATGTGGATGCTGACGGCATCGTGTTTGAACACGAGGCCGGATATGCATACGACTCAGACACTGAGATCTTCGTTGAGAGCGGCCCTATAGAGATAGGCAACGGTGATCGATATATGGTCGCTAAGAGCCTTATAAGCGACGAGAACGCGGCTGGGGCTGTGACAGCCACCTTCAAGACAAAGAACTATCCAACGGCTTCTGAAACGACTCATGGGCCGTTTACTCTGACCTCAACCCCTACTTCAGTCAGGTTCACAGGCAGACAAGTAAACATGCGTGTGACAGGTGTAGAGAACGCCAGTTGGCGGGTGGGCAATATGCGTCTTGATGTAGTGCCGGGGGGTAGACGATGAGACTGCCAGATGCGTTAAGAGAATACTCACAACAGCAAGAGCAGCAAAAGAATTTGCTGCTCGAACAGGCTGACACATTGAACTTTAAGCGGTTTCAAGATGTAGAGATTGCTGATGCAAGGTTGATCTTGAAGTCACCTAATGGCTCACGGTTTTCAGTGACTGTGGATAACTCAGGCAACTTGGCGGCGACTTCAATATGACAGCGCAATTAAAGATCAGTGCCGCTGAAGCAATGGAGCCTTACCGCCCCATGATCGAAGCAGCTCTGCGCTATGCGGCTGAGACATATGCCTACGAGGACGTAGTAGATGCTGTTCAGACTGGCGAGATGTTTTTCTGGCCAGCGCAAGAGAGCTTCTTGGTGACAGAGGTAGCTCAGTTTCCTCGAAAGAGAACGCTTCACATCTTTCTTGCTGGCGGCAAGTTAAGCGAAGTGAAGTCAATGGACGAGTCGTTAGTGGCTTACGCAAATTTCTTAGATTGCGATTCCATCTCCCTGTCGGGCAGGCCGGGGTGGGAGAAAGCACTTGGCGACTTAGGTTACAAAAAAATACACACGACTTTGGGTAAGAATCTCAATGGCTAAAGGAATACTTAATTTTGACCCTGATGAAATCGATCAAGATGTGGTCGATTTTTATGGTGGTGATGCTCAGCAAATAGCTCAGCCTGATGCTAGCTATTTCTCTGAGTTTCCTCTACCTAGCACTCGTGAGAGCGTGGAGGCTTCTAATCCACGGCCTAACGCAATGCCGGTGATGTCGCAGCTTTACGATCCTCGTGGAGATTTGAGTAACCTCATGGGTGGTGAACTCGGTTTTCAGCAACCTGCATTCTTTAATAAAAGCGGCATTCCAGCTCAGATTCAGCAAGCGTTAGCCATCTTAGCTCATGATTCTATGTTTTCACGAGTCAACGATGAGCCAAGCGAAGGTGTGGAAGAGGCTTTGGAGATTGTTCGCCAATCCAACTCCCCGCGTCAAATCATGGGTGGTCAGCTTTCTGAGATCGAGCAACGCGCTATGGCAATCGCAGCGGCTGATCCAAGAGCGATGCTAGGTGGTCAGCCATCTCAACAAGAGATGGCTGCGTTATCGACTCCTATAGACCGCACCTTGCAGAACAGAATTTCAGAACTACAGACTCTTAACGAGGGTCGTATGCCCAACATGGGCTTTATGGGTATGAGGTTTTAATAATGGCCGGTAAAAACAAATCAAGCACATCTACAGAATTTGATCCGCAGATCAAAAGCAGGCTGCTGCAAGTCTTCGATACAGGGCAACGCTTATCTCGTGTGCCCTTTCAGGCTTACGACGAAGCGACAGTTGCGCCTTTGGCACCTACACAACTAGAGGGTATGCAGGCCACCGCCGATGCCGCCAGAAGCGGTATCGGGCAGGAACAGTTAGCGGCTGCTAACGCTGCCGCTCAACGCGCTGCTGGATTTACACCTTCGTTCTTTAACGTGAACCTTGGGACTGATGTCCCAACGGTTGAAGCTGCTTCCCTGCAAGCTCAACAAATTGGCCCGTTGAAAGGGCCAAGTAACGCTTCTTTCGACGTAGACCCTGTGACTGCCCAGCAAGTTCAAGGTCGAACTGTTGATGCACAGAGTTTTTCCGGTACAGATTTATCTCCATATCAGAATCAGTTTCAGTCTGAGGTTATTGATGCAGCTTTAGGCGATATAGAACGATCTCGTCAAATGGCTCAGAACCAAAACCAAGCTAATGCAGTGAGGGCTGGTGCGTTTGGTGGTGATCGTGAAGCGATTGTTGAAGCTGAAACTAATCGCGGGTTTGCTGAGCAAGCGGCAAGAACCGCAGCTAATCTTAGGGCACAGGGTTTCGAGTCTGCTGCTAGAAGAGCGGAAGCAGATGTCGGACGCGCTCAAACTGCTGGTTTACAGACAGCCCAATTAGGGCAGCAAGCAGATTTAGCCAATCAACGATCCGACCTACAAGCAGGAACCACAAGTGCGCGTTTGGGTTTACAGGGACAGATCGAAGCGGGTCGTCAAAACCTGCAAGGCGATATTGCTAGCTTGCAATCAGATTTAGCAAGGCAGCGGGCTAATCAGTCAGCAGATTTGGCTGCTGGCACATCTAGCGCCCAACTTGGTTTAAATGCTGCTAGAGCTAACCAGCAAGCCGCGTTGGAAGCTGAAACTCAGCGTAGAGCTTTGGAGTCCCAATTAGCTTTAGGCCGTGAACAACAGCAGCTTGATGCTTTAGGCATCAATCTGCGTGGTGCCGGTGCTTTGGGAGCCATTGGCGACCAAGCCAGAGACTTTGCCTTTAGGGACGCTGCCGCTCTTGAGAGCGTCGGCGATAGACAACGAGCGGCTGCACAGGAGCTTTTAGAAGATCGTTACAGAAGATTTATAGAGCAACGTGATGCGCCTCTGAGAGCCTTTGACGTCTTACGAGCTGGTGCGGGGATATTACCCTCACCAATTACACAAAGTTCTTCAGGCAGAGGCTTCACTCTGCTAGGAGGTTGATATGGGTGCGGTAATAAAAACAATCGTGATGAATCGCATCAAGTCGAAAATTGGTGAGAGGGCTGGCAATGTTGGTGGGCTTGGTATGCCGGGAGGCGCTGTTGGCGATCAAGGCACCAGCAAGCTAGAGCAATTCACCTCTCTAGCTGACGACCCTATGCAATTCATTCAAGACAGATTCAATGACCGCTTAGAAGAAAAGCGAGAGCAAGCGGCGGGGAT